CGATATCTTTCTTCAAAATCACTCACTTAACATCTCCTCCAGTTGGACCATTAGCACCTAATGGTAAGTTGCTAAAATAATCACTACCTATAGCACCTATAGTGCCTGAATATGCTCTGGTAGGACAATTAATAACATTACATACTACTGCACTCGGTCCTGTTTTACCACAAACACGACATGCCATCCAGGCATTATCTTGAGGTCTCGTATTGAGCATTGGGTTGGTAATATAAAATTTTACCGCATCATTATAACCATCCCTATAGCCTTCTTTATAGGCTTTTAGATCATTAATTGTATTATCATCACTCATGCTGCTACCCTACTGAAATTTTTATGCTTTTCAAATTTTAACACGTTAGCAAATTTATCAACCAATTGATCTACTTTGTGGCTTATTATAAAGGTATTTGTATCTTGAGTCAACGTATTAATGATCTTTAAAAACTCATCAGTACCATTAGAGTCAAGAGAACCATCGAGAACTTCATCCATAATAAGAAGGTTAGTTGACGCTGAATTTCGAAGCTTTGCAACTGCTCTCCAAGTAAAGAGGATTGCAAGATTGATCCGCATTTTTTCACCTTCCGAGAACGACGCGTAGGAGAACTCGTCACGGAATCTTGATTTGATTGTTTCATTAAAATTCTCATCCAATTCAAAATTAACAAAGAAGTCCATAGCTGCCAGATATTTGTTAATTAGTTTATTTATTACAGGAATATATTGTTTGATGATACGTGCCTTAATACCATTGTCTTTAAGAACAATAGCGGCAACAGCCAGAGCATCTTTATCTCTCAACAATTCACCTTTTTGTTCAGCAAGAGTTCCAATAGTTGTCTCAAGCTCTTTCATTTTATCATCATTCAAAACGAAGTCTTCCGTTTTCTTCTGAAGTTCCTCAATATCTTTTGCTGCTTTTTTGCATTGGGAAAGAAGACCTGAAATGCTATTTGAGTGTGTGATCTTCTCAATGTTGAAGGATGTGATTTGTGATGATATATTAGCGATGGATTGGATACGGTCTTGGATTGTTTGTATCTCTTCACGAAGTTGATCGATTCCGTTACTAGTCTCTTGGATTTGGTTTTCTTTAGTAGCGACAGTCTCACACTTAAAGTCATTATCAATGCTCTGCTTGCATGTAGGGCAGTTATCATGTAAATTAAAGAACTCGATTTCATTTTGGAGTTTGGCAAGCTTATCGTTAAGCTGGGTTTCGAGAACTTGTAATTTTTTTGATTTTTTATTGACCTGATCCTGATCATTGATCTGCTCATTCAATACCTCAATTTGTTCATCCAAGGATGCAATAGATGTTTTCTCAACATCTATTTTTTCCATATATTGTTTAAGTTCTATCTTAAGCTTATCTACTTGTTCATCATTATTCTTTTGCATAGCAACAATATACTGATGCTGCATTGCAATCTTTTCAGATGTCAAATCATATTGGTATTCGACATCCATAATCTTGGTGGAATTAGTAGAAATCTTTTCTTTAAGAAGACTATTCATGGTAGAAAAGATTTGAATATCCAAAAGATCTTCAATAACCTCTCTACGTGATGCTGCAGGCAGTTGCATGAAGGGTACAAAAGATGCTGATCCTAATACAACAACCTGACAAAATGATTTATGATTTAGTTTAAGAATTTGTCTTTCAAGAATTTCTTGATAGTCACGATTGTCTGCATCTTGACTAATCATGTTATTGTTTTGATAGACTTCAAAGATGTTTGGTTTTAATCCACGAATGATTTTATATTTGTTTGAGCCAACATCAAACTCTAACTCTACAACAAGATCTTTCTTATTAATAGAGTTCATCAATTGTGGTTTGTTGATCTTACGAAAAGGTTTATTATACATAGCAAAAGATAGTGCATCAAGTATTGTAGACTTACCTGCACCATTTTCACCAACAATCAATGTGGTCTGGTTTTTACTAAGATTTATTTCTGTAAAGCTATTGCCAGTAGAAAGGAAATTTTTATAACGAAGGGTTTTAAAAAATATCAAAGCTTCTCACCTATCAATTCAATCTCTGCATCAGTCTCAATCCAGAGTTTAGCACCACATGGTCTTGGTTTGTTTGGACTATAAATCATTCGGGATGGACCTTTAATATCCACTTCCATACAATAAGTAACTACACCATTCTCTTCAACTCGCACAACAGGTTCTTCTCTGCCATGTTTAGCATTGGCTTGAATGATGTTGCGATTGATGTGTATGATTTTCATAAAATCTGATGTGCTTCAATATACAAGTTTTGTATAATGTTTTCAACTCTTTTCTTGTCAGTGTTAATGTTCATACTACCTATGAACTTACGAACAATACTCATAGTGTCTTCTGCCTCATTGACAATATCTGAGTCAGCTTCTAAGTCAAGATTGAAATGATCTTCAACAACTTGAAGGTCAGCAGCACCAGACTTCTCCAATCTATCAATAACTAAATCAAACCAATATGGATTAGTCTTATTTTTTACAACAACTTTAACATAACAATCTTTAAAGTCATTAACATCAAATAAAAGAACTTCATCCATTTGCTTATTCAAATCATCATAGAAAAATTTCTTAAAGCTTGTATGCGGATTTTGAATAAATGATAAAGCTCTTGTATTTGTATCTAGGATGTGGAAACCTTTATCATCAGAATAATCAGACCAAGTATATTGAGCAGGAGTACCCAGATAAAAAATATTAGAACTATTGGAACGAGTATGATAATGCCCAGAACAAACGAGATCGAATTTATCAAAGATCTTAGGATCATCACCATGATCTGATACGTGCCCTCTATACATTTCATAACCATTCAACTCCAAATGTCCCATAACGATTGGTGCTTTAGCTTGTTCAATAGATCTAAAAGTAATCTCTCTATTATCATCACATATCCACGGCAACATTAAAATATCTGTACCGTCAAAATTATAGGTTGTCGGTGTAAGACTATAAACCTTTACATTATCATATTTACCAACAACTAGTTCTTTAAGAGCATTTATTTCATTAGTATTTTTATAAAACGTATCATGATTACCAGCAATAATATGCATAGTAATATTCTTCTCATAAAGAGGAACTAAGAAATCATCTCTAAGACGTTTAGCCGTCAAATAGTTAATATACTTGCGACGATCAACGAGATCCCCAAGATGAATAACAGTAGTAATATTTTCTCTATCGAGGGTTGGAAAAAAGACTTCATCTAAAAACTTCTTCATTTGGTTGTGCATAATAAGGGAATCATTTCTGACTCCCCAATGAGTATCTGTTATTAGAGCAATTTTCATACGTTGTTTCTGCCAATGCGTGAATAATTTAGTTGTGACTTTGTTTTCTTATCAAAGACTTGTCTTGCAGGGCTACTGGATCTTTTCAAAGCTTCATCACAATAGTCACGAATAGCTTCAAGTCTTAATGTATAAGTATCTCTCATATGATCAATTTTAGCACTTGCTAAATTCTCAGCACAATCAATAACAATTTGAGGAACCATATGAATGTTATTCTGTTTCATAGAACTTCTCCACTCCTAGTTTGCGGGCTTTACTTTTCTTTTGCTTCTCAAGTTGTTTCTTATCGTAAGATTCAACCAGGCCCTTCATATATTCATTATCTAAATTAACACTAACATTTCTATCGTCTTCACCAATACCTTGTTCTGCCAACATACCTTCAAAATAAAAATTCTCTAAGGTCTTTTGTTTAATATATAAATGTTTCTTTTCTTTATCTATTCGTCTAATAAAAGCAAACCAAATAATCTGAGTGAAGTAGGCAAATGGATTATCTGATTTCTCAGGATTAAAATTATGAAAGTAATTAATACAATTTTCTAAACCATCGGATATCATTTCTTCTCTGAATGTATAACTAACGAAGTTGGGCTTAAGAGACAATCTGGTGGCAATCTTAAAAAGACATTCCCCAATATAAGGTGGTATTCTAGGTTCTTTTAAACCTTGTGATTTGGCTTTTTCAACATCAGCTTTATGCTTTAAAATTTCAGTATAAAATCTTTTGTTGTCAATGTAATGTTTATTTTTCTTGGGATCTGCCATAATAATTCCTAAAATATATGCATGTAAATATAACTATTATAATAGTATATTTAATTAATTAATTCAACAATTAATGTAAGATTTTCTTTTCAATAATCTTTTTATTTCTATCGTCGTTAGATTTTTTGAATATGTGCTTTTGAAGTTTAAGTGTCTTAACAACTTCCACATATTCATTCTGTATCTCATCATCAACAGCAGATACACTGACAATATTGTTTCTATTAAAAAGAACAATGCCCATTTTAGCTAATGGCATATATGGTATCGTATATACTTTATCTTCTTCTTTTAAAAAGACAACAGGGTATTCAACTTTCATAAACTCAAGTTCGTTAACATCATCGTCAGTGACGTTGCCAACAATAGGTGGGCTGCCGGGTATTGTAAACAATACAATTTTCATTATAACTCCGTATTGAAAATTTTGTAGTCAAAATCTTGCTCATTGTAAATATTTAGTCTTTCAGTAAAATGTTGTAAAGTAAAATTGGTATGTGTACCAGACTTTAAATCATCTGCTATATCATACAATGTCATTTCA